TACCCGTTTTTATCATTACTGAGAAGAAATGGAGATGGGAGCACGCGGTTCGTTTAGGATTGGAGGCGACTCAAAATGAAGATGGCGAATGGGATGGTTTTTTCATTTTCAATGATGGGTTTGATTATATTGAGCAGGCGACAGATTTCGTAAATGAATTGTTGGACGAACAAGAAAAAGGTAATCTACCATATAGTTTATTGTTTTTGTGGGATTCTGTTGGTTCAATACCATGTAAGATGACTTATGATGGTAAAGGTGGAAAACAGCATAATGCTTCAGTACTGGCAGATAAAGTAGGTATGGGTATTCACAGTAGAATATCCAAGTCAAAAAAAGAGGATGTTCCGTATACTAATACTCTTGTGATAGTCAATCAACCTTGGGTTGAATTACCTGATAATCCATTTGGACAACCAAGAATTAAGTCTAAAGGTGGTGAGGCAATATGGTTAGCGGCTTCTTTGGTATTCTTATTTGGTAATCAAAGAAATTCAGGTATTTCTAACTTAACAGCAACTAAAGGAGGTAGAAAAGTTAATTATGCAATTAGGACTAAAATATCTGTATTGAAAAACCATATTAATGGTTTGGGATATTCAGATGGGAAAATAATAGCGACACCTCAGGGGTATGTTGAAGATACAAAACCGGCATTGGATCAATACAAGAAAGAATATTCTGATTATTGGAATGACATATTAAGTGGTAGTGGTGAGATTAATTTCAACGATGAAGGTGAAGTAGATATTTTTGATGTTGAAGAAATGGAAGATTAACTTATGAGCTTATATGTTAAAGGGTTTGTATTGTCTGATAATTATAGAAAATTATGGGAATTGGCTCATAATGGATATAGGATTCCTGGTTGGGTTATTAGATATGAAGAATATGATCCAATAATTTATGATTTGGTAGAAATTAAGTTAATTTTTGGTGAAGTTAGTATTGGATCTAGAGGTGTTTCATATTCACCATTTGAAAATACTTTTGATGATTTTGAGAAAACATGCAGAAAGTATGGGTTACAGTTTGTAGATGTTAATAATATCGATTGTATTAAGTATGTTGAAAAATGGGAAGGAACTGGACTATTGGAAGGTGTTAAAAATAAGGTATCATTGTCATATGATTTAGATTCATTGGCGTTTAGGATAATTAACACTTATGATTCCAATCCCTTAACTGTGGATGAGAGTAATATAGTATTTTATGTGGTAACTGAATTACATAGACAGAATTATAGTTTTAAACTTGATGACTTATGGGATTGGTTAATTTTAGGTGAAGGTGATGTAAAGAGAACTGCAGAATTATGTAATGATGTTACTATTTGTAATGGTGATGTGGTTAAAGAAATGGCAATTATTTTATCGGAAAAGTATATTGAACATGAAAAGAAGGGAATTTCTAAATAACGGAGTAAAATTAGGTTTAGGTTTGGTATTATTACCTAATGTTAGTTTAGGAAAATATCATAATAGACATCTTGAAATGATGAAGACATCATTATTAAAACATCCTATAAGATCATTTTATGATATACCATCATTAAATGTTAGATATAATAAATTTCTTGAGGGTGGGTTTAATGTGATTAAGAGGACGTTTACAATTCCATTTGAATTTTGGTTTGATTTAATAACATATGCGTCCAGAAAAAATGGGATAGATTATGATAATGAATTAGATCTTTATGTTATTAATCACATGTCTGAATTGCTTTATCACAAACATCATAATACTAAATTTAATGAAATTATATTAAAAGACATTACTCTTACTCGAAAGGAATGTGATGGAGTTGATGTGTCTTGTGATGTTGAATTGGTATATAAAATAATTTAAAATGAAAAGAAGAGATTTTGCTAAATTGTTAGGAATTACTCCTTTCATTAAAGTATCTAATGTAGTTCCCAATGAAGAGAAAATGAGTACTGTTAAGCCTTTTATTGGTAATGTATCAGATTCACTTTTGGAGAATAAAATGTCGTTTGATATTAGTGAGTCAAATTATTTTTTTGAGAAAATAAATAAACAATTTTTTTGGAAAACGGGTAAATCAATCCAATTTACAAACAATGTTGGATTACCTCTTTTTCGTTCACGACATAGAATCAAATTAGAGTCCATTGCGGATGGTAGACAATTACAAAGTTATGATTATTATATCACAGATAATTTAGTTGATAATATTGTTGATGAACTAATTTACCAGATGCAAACACATAATGCGTCTGAGCTTTACATATATAATGGATATGATTCCGTATGTTTAAGCAATAAAATATATGATCCTAATACATTTGAACAGTACTTATCGATATTTTTAAGAATTAATTTATTATGATATATAAGACATTACTTGTTGATGGGAATAATTTAATGAAAATAGGATTTCATGGTGCGAAATCGTATTATAATAAAGATGGGCATATTGGGGCTGTTTGGTATTTTTTAAATACCATCAGAAGGTTTATTGATGAGAATTATGTAAATAAGGTTTTGGTATTTTGGGATGGTGAAAATAGTTCTTTAAACAGAAAAATGATATATGAGGGATATAAAGAAAATAGAAAAGGCCCAACTCAAACTGATGAATATGAATCGTTCATATTACAGAAGCATAGAATTAAACAATATCTTGAAGAAGTATTTGTCAGACAAGTTGAAGTCCCAAATAACGAAGCAGATGATTTGATAGGATATTATTGCTCAATATCCGAAGATGAAGAAAAAATAATCCTATCGTCAGATAAGGATTTAACACAATTAATAAGTGATAAAACAATAATATATGCTCCAATTACTAAGTCGATATATAAAAAAGGTGATTATATCTCGTTTAACCAAACTAAAATCCCGCATTATAATGTTTTGGAATACAAAATTTTAGTTGGTGATACATCAGATAATATCCAAGGAATATATAAGTTGGGTAATAAAACATTATTAAAATATTTTCCCGAAATAGGTGACAAAGACATTGATATTGATTATATTCTTGAAAAGACCAAAACGTTGGTTGAAAATGGTGATAAATCAAAAACTTTGTATAACATTTTGAATGGAGTTACCTCAACTAAAGAGTGGGGTGATGAATATTATAATGTAGTAAAATTGATTGTTGATTTGAATAATCCTATGATAACAGATGAGGGTGTTGAGGTGGTTAAATCCTATTATCAGGATGCTATGGACCCTGAAGGTAGAGATTATAAAAATATGATACGATTAATGGAGGAAGATGGTTTATTTCAATTTCTACCACGAAAAGATAATGGGTGGGTGGATTTCATCAGACCATTTTTAAAACTAACCAGAAAGGAGAAGAATATGTTTAAAACTAAAAATAGATAATGATATGGATATTTCAAAAGTAACAAAAAACAAAATTATGGAATTGGTTAAAATGACATACCCTGAAGATAAGATTAAGGATGTTGATGGCGATTGGATTGATAAGAATATACAATTGAGAGAGGGCTTCATAAATGGATTTGAAATGGCAGTCTATGTGAATAATTTATCTGATTAGAAAAATAAAGAATTATGTTAGAATTAACGAAAGAACAAAGAGAACTACTTAAGAATTTAATTAAATATGAAGGTAGTGAATGGGGTGAACAAGTATCATTAATGTTGAATCATTTTGATAGGACATATGATGATGACATAAAAGAATTCTTATATAAAAAACTTATTAAAGAAGTTGATTATTTTAACGAGAATTACAAATTTGTTGAAGAAGAGTTTGTCGAGAGTGAAAAAACTAAGTATTTGTCAGTTGTTGAAAAATTTGAAGACGAATAATATGAAAATTAATTTAAAAGTTGATAAAATATTTACAAATTATTATGCTGTTTTTGAGAAGAAGTATAAGTTTTGGTTATTCCCATATTGGAAAAGGGTGGATAGTGAAATTTATAAAGATGAAGATGGTGCATTTAAGCATATGATTGGAATTATTATAGGAAGATTAAGAACTGAAAATTAAAAAAAAGAATATGAAAAGTAATCAAGTAACCAAATTGTGTTTTCTCTTATCTCTTAACGATAAGATTATTGTTCAAAGGTTTTTTAACGTCCCTGATTATAATGAGGATGCAAAAAATTCAATCGAGCTTCTAAATTTTGTTAATGGAATAAAATATGATCTTGAGGAATATTTGAGAGATAAGTCAATCGATTATATGTCAGAAAATGCGATGCAAATTATGACAGACCCATCAGTTATGGATACATCAATGACGGACGGTCCTGAGTATATTAACATATATATTAAGGATAATGATATGACAATTTGTCATAGAAGGATTGACGCAAAATTGTACCCACCAAAGGCTAGATATACTGTGGATGTACGTCCATACATAAAAGATTGGTTATCAGAATTAACTGACATTTTTTCATCTGAAAATTTATCTTACGAATATTTGGGATATAGTACTTTAGTCTAATATTTATAGAATACCTTCACTAAAAAAAATATAACTTCTTACCTTAATATTTTTGGGTGATAGGTCATTTTATTAATAAATTATAAATTTGAGATGGGAAATAAGAATTTTGATTATCTAGGTGAAGGCTTTCAAATACAGCTAATTCATCAGTTAGTTTTTGATAAAAAATTCTCAAGATCCATCATTGAAGTTATTGACACTAAGTATTTTAAGAACAAGTATTTTAAGATAATAGTCCAAATGATTAAGGAATATTATCAAAAATACGAAACAACTCCAAATTTTGATAGACTAAAAGAAATTACAAAAATTGAAATCACTCAAGAAAGTGTCGCTAAGATTGTTCTTGATATGATTGATAAAATTTCTGAGGCATCATTAGAAGGTGTTGAATTCGTTCAAGATAAAGCTCTTAAGTTTTGTAAACAAGAAGAATTAAGCGAGGTTCTTAAAAAGGCTGAAAAAATCATTAATTCAGGTGAATTTGAGAATTATGATGCTTTGGAGTCAATGGTTAGAGAGGCACTTCAAGTTGGTGTTGTTGAGGATAATACTGAGGATGTTTTTTCTGAATTAGATGATGTATTGGATGAAGATTTTAGACACCCAATTCCAACAGGGATTAAGGGCATCGATGGTGCTTTGAAGGGTGGTTTGGCTAAGGGTGAGATTGGTGTTATACTTGCACCTACGGGGACTGGTAAGACAACGATACTTACAAAATTCGCAAATCATGCATTTAATATGGGATTTAATGTTCTTCAAATTTTCTTTGAGGATAACCCTAAAGTTATAAAAAGAAAACATATTACTTGTTGGACAGGAATTGCACCTGATGATTTACCCGAACATCGAGATTTGGTAATGGAGACAGTGAATAAGGTTAAAGAATCAATGGGGAATAGGCTAATTCTAAAGAAAATTCCATCGGACACTGTTTCAATGACACATATTAAGAATCAGGTACGTAAATTAATATCCGATGGAGTTCTACTTGATTTGGTGTTAATAGATTACATTGATTGTGTCTTACCTGATCGCAAGGTTGATGATGAGTGGAAGAGTGAGGGGGCGATTATGAGATCTTTTGAGGCTATGTGTTCAGAATTGAATT